CCGCCTTCCTCCAGCTTCTTTTGCGCGTTGTAAAACTTCGTGAAATAATACGGATCGCCCGTGATCTTTCCGGCAAGATATACGGTTTCTTTTCTCTGCATTTGTCTTTTACCTCCTATCCGTCAAAAAGTGATAATTGCACCACCTCTTCCAGCCGTTCGTTTTTGAAAACTTCTTCCATTTGGAAAACGTCGCCGTATTCTCCATACCTTGCGTTTTTCCATTTTTTCATCGGTCGATCTATCCGACTTTGAAGAAATTTCAATTTTTCCCAATACTCCGGAAGAAAGATATAAATATTTTTTAATTCCTTTCGATTTTTGTTGCTACAACACCAACATGAAACGCGGTCAAGAATTTTGTAAAGGTCTATGTATCCCGTTTCTGTTGCCGTTGTTCTTTCAAGCCAATTCCACCCACGATCCCAGCAATAGGCAAGGCAAGCCGCTTCCGTCATTCCCAAATCAATTAACGGATAATGCTTCCCTTTTGCCCGCCACGCTTCATCGGCGGCAATCCCGACGTATTCGTAAACTTCATCATTGATACCCGCTTTGTATTCATCAATAATCCTGTTTTTTTCTGTCGTTCCCCAGCGGCAAACGCCACCACACCAACCGTAACCACAATGGCAACCCTTTTGTTTGCTTTCCACGGGACGTTCCAGCATATTATATAAAAATGGCTTCTGCGGTTCTAATTCGGTGTACTTAATGCCGCGTTCTTTAAGGATCGGAATAAGGCGATCGCGAACGTTATAAATTGCTTCAAATTCCATTCCCGTGTTGAAGAATATCACTTCGTCAAGCTGGTATCCCATTTCGATTAGCAAAAGAACCATTGCCAAACTGTCTTTTCCGAATGAACAACTTGCAATATACTTCATCTGTTTTTCTCCCCCCTCCGCCCCCCGCTGGGGGGAACGGGCTTAAAGGAATAAATCTATCGGCGATCCGGCGGGCTTCCTCGATCCGTGTTCTGAACCGATCCTTCACGATTGATTTTATATCCCCGCCGCCTTCCCGCTTTTATCACTCCCGCGCTTTCATTATCAAGGGCAAGCGGCTTCGCCGTGCTTCGCACCCTTGACAATGCGCGCGTTCGTGATCTCTGAAAAGCGGGCGACGGGGAATAAATAAAATCAATCTTCCGGAAGGAAAAGCGCTGGTCGTAAAACTTTACACATTTACAAGGCTTTTTATTGCGCCCCTTCGGGCGTTCCCGCTATTCGCGTTTCTTCCGGCGTTTCGGTTTCTCCGGTTCGCGTACATATTTATAATATATGTAGCCCCACTTCGTCGCGCGGGCTTCCACCAGCTTGTAACCCTTCGGCGCGATCGGTGCTTTCTTTTCCGTATACGTCCGAAGTGCAAGCGTCGGCGCTTCCTTCTCCGGCTGGCGAAGATTGCGTGTCGCCTTCCAACGGTGTCCGCCCTGTTCCGGTGTCCAATGGTTGAAGAGGTAATCCGCAAGCCCCGTGTAATCCTGCCCGTAGTCAACGCCGTTATAATAATTGTGTTCGCGCAAGTGCCGAATATGGATTACTGATCCGTCGTTCCACTTGCCGCTGATCGTTTCTTCCGGTATGCCGTCCGAAATCATGTGAAAATGAATTCGGTTCGTTGACTTGCCGCGCCCCATGTAAATAATGATCTTCGCGTCGGGACAAGCCCTTTGAAGCCGCCGGAAGTAATTGTCGCGTATTCTGCGCGCTTCGCTGAATGTATGAACTTCGCTGTCGTCGTCGAACGTCAGCGTACTATATAAGGAAAGCGGCGAAAAGTTTTCATTAACCAGCCGCTGGTGTTTCCGTTTTGATATGCCGATCCGGTGTTGCGCGCGCTCTTCGTCGTCCTTGAAGCGCGGTCGCGGTTCAGCTTTTTTGATGTTCGCTCGATCGGATACGGTGTAAACCTCTTGTTCACATACAACGCCCGAAAAAATACGTCTTTTAACCCTCTGCATAATCCCGCCGCCCTTCCTTGACAAAAGCGCCGTAAAATGCTATAATTTCAGTATTGAATAGCTCCTTTTACAGCTATGTAAGAGGAAAAGAGAACGTCCGGAACGTCGCAACCGGACGTTCTCTTTTTTTGTTTTGTCAGCCGTTATTAAATCCTGCGCCCTGCTCGAAGTCGGCGCACCGTTCTTCTTCACAAGGCTTGAAGCGCATTCCGTCCGCGCACCCGACGCAAGGGAACGGGCGTACCCCGTCCGGAAGCGCGCCTTCGCGCAAGTGAACGCATTGTTCCAGCTTCGCGCATTGATCGCACCAGCACTTCCGGCAATCGCCGATCAGCGTTTTTTCAACCGGACGTTTCAAGCCCTCTTCGGCTTCCTGCGCGTCGTGTTCTTCCTGCATTTCTCGCGCCGCCTGTTCGATCGTGTAATCTTCAACGCCTTCTAAAATGCCCCGAAAGAATGGCGCGAACGCGTAGCCGATCCCCAGCCCTGCGCGCAAAAGCAATTCTTCGTCGATCTTAATATCTGCCATTGTTCCCTCCGCCCCTCCGAAGTGCTCTGAAAAGCACGTTCAAAACGATGTAGACGATCACAACGGAAGCGGCGACGCAAGCAACGCCGCAAAGCATATAAAAGGCGTTCACCATGAATTGATACATTGTCATTCGTCAGCCCTCCCGAAAACCTCTTCCGCGTCGATGTCCCACGCGGCGGCAATATGCTTCATCATATCGACGGCTTCGGCGCGCTTCTTCTGTTCCTCTGCGTTCTCGCCGTTTAAGTACGATACCAAGATTTCAGATTTGAGATTGCAAAGCGGGCGAACGCCATAGTTGCCGAAGTACGCGCTGTTGCTGTACAAAGAGCCGTCCGAAACGACGTAGCGGACGAAAGAATTTATCGGGCTGTCCGGTGTAGCCGTCCACCACCAACGATCCGGAAGCGCCGGAATGTTGCCGCGCAAAAGGCGGTATTCCTCGCAAGTGATAAGCCCGATCCGGACGCGATCGCCGCCGTAATTCTTCAAGCCGTCGTCGGCGGTCAAGTCGATGTTGAAATACTCGAACATTTCTTCCGGCGCGCCCGCCTTAATCAGACGGCGCAAGAATTCGCCGTTCAGATAGGCACGAAGGGAAGAAGCGGCAAAGTCGTTCTTGTTCCCTTCATCGAAGGCGCGTTCCTCGACGCAATCGGAAGCAATGCACTTCACCCAATCCGCGCCCGTCTGAATGACCGTCCAAGCGATCCCTCCCATTGTGAATTCCTGTTTCGGCTCGAAGCCGTGTTTGTTCTCTTTCATATTGAATAGCTCCTTTCCTGCGGCGCTGTCTGCGCCCGCTCGTTGAATAAGTCTGTTGATATACCAAACCGCCTTTTGTAAGTCCTCTTCACCGTTTTTCAGCTTCCAGCGCCACAAATACTTGATCGCGTTCGCTGTGCAAAAGGCTTCGATACCTTGAAGCCCGCTTGTCGCGGCTTCCAGCGCGTCGATACACTCAATCCCGCCCGCGTTATAGTGCGGCGGGTGGTTCACCCGCTCCGCCATGATTAACACTTCTTGCCGCCGTGCCGATACGGGCGGCTTTTGTTGTATTCGTGTTTTACCTCCAGCACGTTTTCAATGTCAATTCCGGCATACGCGCAATAATCAAGAACGCGAATAATCACGTCGGCAAGCTCCGCCGCGATCCCTTCTGGCTTTTTGCTCTGCGCGGAACAACGGGCGTTCGGATTTTCCGGATCGTAAGGGCGGCTTCCGCAATGCGCGCTTCCGTCCTCTTCGCAACAAACGCCGCCAGCGTTGCAGGGGAAATAAAGAAGCGGTTTCCCGTCGCGGTATTCCTCCAGCGCTTCGGATACCTCCGAATGAATAAGCGCCACGATCTCCGGAAACGTTCTTTCGCCGTCCCACCATCCGTGGTCAACGGCGTTCTTGTGAACCTCTGCCGCGAACTCGTTAATTGTCATTGTCCTTTGTCCTCTCTTTCAATTCTTTTTCGGCGTTGCCGTCGGCTTCCGCCGCGCGGCAATCGCATTTTTCTCCGCTGTCAAGATGTGCGCCGCAATGCGGGCATTCCTTGTATGGTGTCGCCATGTCGTTCTCCTTCTTGATAATCAGCCGCCGGAAGCCGTCGGCGCATAGCGTCAAGCCGTGTTCCTTCACGTACTCCCGCCGCCGTGCGGCTTCTGCCGCTTCCCAGCCGCAAGAAGCGCATTCCGAAGGCTTGCATTTCTGCGTTTTCTCCGGATCAATGCCCAGCAAGCACTTCAAGGGCGGCTTTTCCTGTCGGTTATTCATTCTTCACCCGCTTTCCGCACGAAGGGCAATAATTGAGCGGGTAGCCCTTGCCGTCCTTCATGTAATCCGTTGTCCGTCCGCATTTGCGCCCGTTTACTACTGCGTAGGAAACAAGCGCGGCGGATAAAGCCATTCCGAACCCTGCGGGCTTGCTGTGGTGTTCTTCAATGAACCGTTGAAGCGCGATCGCTTCGCAAAACGGGCATTTCTTTTTATCGCTCATTCCTTCACCCGCTCCCCGTTATAGATAACTACCATTGAAGGGAAGGGCGCGGGATCGGCGGCGTTCCCGTCGTCGTCCGTGAACCGTAGCCGCCCGCGCACGAAGCGGATTTCCGCTTTCCCGTAAATGTAATCGTGAAAATATGCCGTATCCGTCCGCGCTGGGATAAGTAAAACAATCGGATACCCCCCCCGCGCTTCCTCGAAAGCCTTTTGAACCCACTTGCCGATCTCGCGTCCGTAAGGCGGATTGCAGAATACCGCGCCGCCGCGATCCCAGCTTTGCGAAAGCCCGTCCGTTTCCGGTGTGTAATACAAAGAGCATTTCGCCGTCTTGTCGGTCGCCGCCGGATCAAGCACGAAGCCGAATTCGGCGTTCAGCTTGTCGAAGAAGTCTTGCGGCGTACACCAGCACATATTTTTAGAGGATAGAAGCGCCGCATTCATTCGTCCGCCACCTCGCTTTCCTCGACAACCTCGCCCGTGTCCGGATCGACGTTCAAGGAACATTGTTCCGGCTCTGTGAATGTGAAGCGGTCGCGGGCTTCGCGTTCCCTGCGTTCCTTTTCAGAAAGGGAAAATTCGCATTCCCGCGTTAAGCTCTGCAAGCTCTCCACGAACTGCTGATTGATAACGTCATAAGGCATAATCACCGCTTGAAGCAGGAAGCCCGCCTTCGCGACGATGTAGGGCGCTCCCTCCGCCGTGCGGCGTTCGTAAAGCTCCAGCACGTCCAGCACGTCAGCAACGGGCGAAAGATAGCGGCTTTCGATGAATATCAGCCCGCGCGTTGTGCGGATCGGCTTCAAGGTTCGTCCGGAATAGATGATCGAAATTCCTTCCCGCTCGACGTGCCTTTCCGTTTCGTCTGTGTCCTCGAAGCTGATACCCACCGGAACGCCCAGCGTTTTCACGAAGTAATTATCGCGGTCTTTCTCCGGAACGTCGAAGATCGTCAAAAGGCTTTCTTTGTCAAGCTGGGGAAGCCCGACAACCGGATAAACCGCCGATCCGTCGCCGATGTACTGCGTTAATATGTCGCCGTCGTCGCTGTACCGCTCGAAGATTGCAATATTCTTGTTCTTCTTGCAGATAGCGGCGATACTTTTAATCTTCATCTTCGCACCCCCACTTGATAGCCTGTCCGCATTGCCCGCAAAAAGCGTTTTCGTTTTCGTCTGCGTTGTGCAGATATTCACCGCTTCCGCAATTCGGGCAATCCATAACGCCTTTGCCCCCGTCCGGATACGGTGAAGCGGGAATGTTGAGCGCGTCCGCGTCGTGCCGTTCCGCATTGTCCGAAATGTCAACGCGGGGAACGCGGATCGCCAGCGCGATTTGGCAACCGCAAATCGGGCAATCAACCGCCGAAAAGCGCGTCGGCGCTTTCGTCAGCATATCCGCCATAGAACGCGGTTCTTCCGCCGTGTAGATGTTTTCCCGCTCCGGTGTGAAGCGATAGCCGCAAACGCGGCATTCTGTCTTTTTCTTGCTGAACATAATTGAATAGCTCCTTTCGTGTGATTTAATATTTACCGTAGACGCGGACGGCGGTTTTCCCGCCATGCGTCGCCGCCGATACGATAGCCGAAGGCATAAAGGAAACGCGCAAGAAGTCCCGCGCGGCGCGCTTCGCAAGCCGCCATGTAATCAACTTCGCGTTCGGCTCTTCCGCCGCCGTGTCGTCGATCGGATATTCGCAAATAAGCACGGTGTTTCCGAACGGGCGGCGCGCCGGACGTTCCTTCATAAACTCTTTGTTTCCTTCCTTGCACTTGATAATTTCAAGCGCCTTCGGGAACTGCCAGCCGCTTTTGTTGTCCTTCATTGTGTGTCCCTCCCTTAATCTGTGTACGGGCTTTCAAGCGTCCAGCCGAAGCAATCCGTACTTTTCCATTCCGTTGTGAAGTGATTGCGCCGCCCGTCGCCCGTAAAGAAGCAGTATTCCGCCGGAAGCACCCGCCCGACGTTTTCTTCGCCGTCCCGCTCCGCGCGGTATCGTGTCAGCACGTCCGCCGCAAGAAGGGCGAATTCCTCTTTCACGGGATATTCGGGATCGTAGCCGCTGAACTGATAGGGCGCTTCGATAACCTCCAGCACCGTGTCGGGGAAGCGCGGATCGTCAACGCGGTTCAGAACGCACCATACAACCGCCGCTTGCTCCGTCGTAGAAGGAACGATCCCCGCTTCGCCGTAGATCAGCTTTGCAAGGGCTTCAACCTCCGCCGCGTTCGGCACATATCCCGCCACCGTCCCGCTCGAAGGAAGAAGAACGGCGGTCGGCTGGTGTACCTCTTCAAGCGTTCCGGCGGTCGTATCCTTCGGCTTGTCCGCCGCACCGCTCCCGCTCCACGGCATAAGCGCCGCAAGAAGGGCGGCGACGGTCAGCAACGCAACCGTAAGGGCGACGCGACGGCGAAGCATTGCCCGCCGCCGTCGTTGTGCCTGTATCCGCCGGGGCTTGTGTGCGCTGGCTGTCTGCTCGACTATGTAACCGCAAGGCACTTCGCAAATAAACTTCCCGTCCGCGTCTTGCAGGACGGCAAGCGCTCCGCGCGCCCGATCCGCCGTCATTGTTCCACCTCCGCCGCCGGAAGGGAAAGCCACCATTCCGGATTGTTCCGGAACTGCTCATTCGCGCAAGCGTCGCAATTCTCCGCCGTGCAGGAAGAGCAATAACGCTTCTGAAAAGCCGCGTCCCACGGCGCTTCTATGACCGGAAGGGAACGAAGGAAGCCCGCCAGCGTGGGCTTGTCCTTCGTGATAG